TGCTGTTCCTCGGTCAGGCGCGAATTGGCCTGCTGCTGGTAGGCAAGCTGGTTGAACACCGACATTCGCTCGTCATAATCCGCCTTGGCCTGCATATATTGCAAAGGGTCGGATTGCAGCAGTTCCCGAGAGGGAGGCTGCGGAATGAACTTCTGAGCGGCCGAAAGGATAAAGTCCCGCTGTTGAGCGAGTGACTGAGCGTGTTGATCCAGTTGCGACTTTTGCTGAGCGAAAGCATCACGCTCTGTCTTCAGTTCGGTCGTTTTCCTGGTGTAATCGCGCTGGAAGAGGTTGTTGCGCTTCAACTCCGCGATGGTGATCACGGACCCATCGTCGAGCGTTACCTTGGCCGAATCCGGCGCAAAGCGTCCGCCCTTGAGGGGTTCGGAGCCGTCTGGGTCTTCAGCGTCTTCCGCTGCGTCGGCATCAACCGTTTCTGGCTCTGCCTGGTCTTTGGCCTCAACCGTGTCTTGGGGGTCCGTTTCCGGGTCTTCGATCAGGTTGCTGATGGCGTCCGCGCCTTCGTTGAACGAAAGCGCGCTGTCCTCGGCGGTCCCTTGCGGGAGGTCGCTCTCTGGCATGTCTGATTTTCCTCGTGGATATTAGGCGAAGGTTCCTGCGGAGTTCGCCGTGGTCGTCCTCGCTGCTGATTGCAGCTTGGAACGAATGTCTTCGATCGCTTGCACCCTCTGCTGAAGGCGAAGGACCGCTGTGATGTCGTCTGCCTGGACGTTGGCGAGGTCGTTCAAAGCCTCAAGCCTGATTTCGTCCATGGCCAGTGCTAGTGTTGCGTCGTCAAGGAGCCGCTGGGCTTCCTTGGGGATGATGCTACTTGTCACGGATGGCGTAGGTGACGTTGTTGGTGAAGGCGGTGCAGTTCAATCGAATGGGAATGCCGCCAGATTCCACCGTCAATTGCGTGGAAGCCGTATAGCTGTTGATCGCACGCCAGTTGGTGCCATCAAGCTGCCATTCAACGGCAACCGTAGCCGTGCCAGCAAAGGTCAGATCTATGTAGACTTTGCCACTGGTAACGGCGGCGCTCTGGCCAGTCCCGGTGAATGTGCCTGTCACGATTGCCATGGTTGGCTCCTAGGTGGTCATTGCCTGCATTTGCGCAGCCGTGAATGTCAGATTGGCGCCCATGGCGAAGCGTTCGGTCCAGCCGCATAGCGGTAACGTCGCAGCGCCATTGTTGGAGAGCACGAAGTGTGTTGCCGAAGGCGAAAGAGAACCACCAGTGCGCGTGTAGACAGTACCGCCGTTGACGCAGAGCGCCATGTTGCCGGCAGTATCCAGCCACGCAACAACCTTGTTGACGTTCTCACCCGTACGCCACTCGCCACCGGTCGAGTTGAGGTTGACGTTAGCTGCAAAGGTGACGTTATTTCCAGCAATGAGCTGGCAGTTCGTTACGCCGTCCGAGACCCACAGACCACCGGCATTGGGAACATAATTATACCCTTGCCAATAGACAGCGTAGGCGCCCTTGATGATCGAGGACAGCGGGCCCGCATCGGTGTTGAGCGCCCATGGAGTTTCATGGAAGAGCGAGCCGAAAGAGGATGACGTGATCGTGACGAAGTGGTTATAGCCAATGTCCAGGCCACCTACCTGACCGTGGGCATTGGCGAAGTCCACATCAATCACATCACCCGACGTGGCAATGTTGATGGCGAAGGTCGGGTTGGTGACGAGTGCGGCTGAGATGAACGGCTTGTAGGACGAAGTGAGCGACGACGTGATGTCGGTGATGGCGACACCATCGATGGAGATCGTGACCTGGCCTGTGCCGGACACGCGCTTGATCATCGGTTCGAAGACGCGTTGCGAGGATGCGACCGTGACTGCCTGCGTACAGGTGGCAGCATTTGCCGTCGCCGTCAGTCTGGTGGCAGCGTTAGCCGTCCCGTCAGCACCCGTTGCTGTCTTCGATGCCGTCATGTTGGTCTTGGTCCAGACGGCATTCGTGAGATCACGATTCCACAGACCGACCATGCCTGTATTGGCGAATGACGGCGTGCCCTTGGTCGAGCGCCGCATGCCGGCCGCTGCCGTCGAGACAAGGGCTCCGGTAGCATCAGGAATAAACGCCGCCTGCGAAACGCCGCTATCGCGAAAGAACCGGCCGTCGTTGTTGTTGTTGCCGTAGGGCTGAATGCCGCCTTTTGCGGTACCGGCAACGAAGTTGATGTCGTAGGGGAAATCCGCAATGGTTCCCGTCAGACCAAACGTCCCCGTCATCGGGCTGTAGATCGGGCTTCTGACGGGTGAGTGGATGGGCGAGCGGTACAGCATTATTTGGCCGTCGCCTTCTGCTTTGCCGTGTCGCGCTTTACCTGGTTATTCTGCTCATTCGTGTGGGCGGTGAGCATTGCTGTCTCGCGATGCATCTGCCGCTGCGCATCGAGCTTCATCATCTCGATTTGCATCTGATGCTCACGATCGAGCTGCTTCTGGCGCGAGTCCTCGGATAGCTTGGCATACTCAAGCTGCTGCTTTTGCGCATCGGTCTCGGCATTCTTCTGCATCTCGGCCATCTTCACCTGAAGATCGGCCTGCATCTGCGCCTGTTCTTTCTGAACAGCGGCCTGAGCCTTCTCCTGCTCAAGCTGAGACGACATCTGCATCTTGGCCTGCTCAAGCTGCATTTGAGCCTGGACCTTGGCCTGTTCCAATTGCAGCGCCGGATCGACCTTCGGCTGCGCGGCCTGCTCTTTCATCTGTGCAAGCTTGCTCTCATCGATCTGGATATAGAACTCGTCCGGGTTTCTAATGCCTGACGATTCAGCCAGCTTCGTCGCCGTCTTGATGATCTTGGGAAGCATGTCCAGGGCATCGTTGGCGAAACCAGTTTGAGCCAGTTGCCCAGTCAACATCGTCTGCGTGGTCAGGATGTTGTTCAACATCGCCATGTCGCGGTCACGCGAGCCCGTTCCCAGGCCAACGTTGATCGTGACATCCATGTTGGTGTTCCAGAAGCGCGGGTCCATATCGACCCACTTGTCGCGGATGCGAATGGTCCTTGGGCGGTCCTGGTGTTTCACAAGGAGGCGAAGGACCATCTTGAACACGCGCTTCCAGCCCAATTCGGCCATGTTGCGCGCGATCAATTCAACCTGGGAGTAAGATGCATCCTTCTGATTCTGGTTGGCCGTTGCGGACTGGTTCTGAAGCGTCTCGGGGTCGAGAGCCATGGTGGAGCGGGAAACGCCAGTGCGCTTCTCTGTCACCTGGTCGAAATGCTCCAGACCCATCAGGGCCTTGTCGCCGATGAACGGAATGGCAAGCGGTGTCGGCGGGACTTGCGTGCCCTTCTTCAGCCAAACCGTCCCGCCAAACACGGGCGCCTTCATCATTTCAGGATTGAGAACGCTACCGTCCTCTGCCCATGTCAGTGGGTTGTTCACCCAATAGAGGTTGTCCAGGAACTGACGCGTCAGCACCGTCTTGACGCGCTGCGTATCCATCGTCTCATCGGCAACGGACCGTGCATCCCAACGATGAGGAACGGGCTCACAGGGAATATCCGAGAACGGAACATCATCGTCCCAGACTTCCCAATCGAGCAATTGCCCCGAACCACCAGAGCCCGCATAAAACGCTCGGATGGTCTCAGCTATGCCATCCCCATCGACATCGACCTTCAGGTAGCACTCATACAGCTCGATGAGCTGCATTGCCTTATCCTGGGTGTCCGATGTGACATCGAAGTTCGGATCACGCGCCTGGCGCTCTTCCTGAAGCCCTGAATGACGATAGGCTGGGAGTTCATCGACAACCGATTGGTCAAAGCCCATCTCGATGAGATCGGAACGAGTGACCTCATCCCTATGGGCCGTGAACCGCGCATCCTCGATGTCGATCGAATCGCGATCCTTGAGGAAATCCTCTCCCGCGATACACTCGATCCTGAGGCGCCCTGCCCGCGTGACACGCTTCATCTTCACGTCGAATACGGGGATTTGCTGCTCGACCATCTGCCCCGTGGCAGGATCTTGCATCATCACCACCTGAGGGTCGCCGGCCTTCTGTGCCGTTACCTCAACGCCTTGGGCTGCCTGGAGGATGGCGATCTGCTCGGCCGTGAGCCCCGACAGTTCGGAGTACTCGCACTCCTCCTTGTCGTCCCACCAGTGCTTTACGATTCCGTTTCCGAGAAGCAGGCTGTCATGCGTGGCATCCCACAGCACACGATAGCCGTTGTTGTCCTTCCAGAAGACGTAATTGCAGTAGTCCGTCGCCTGCTTGGCGAACTCCTCATCGTTCGGGCCGTATGGCTCGTATTCCGCCATTCTGTCCGAGGCAGAGAACACGCGAATGATGCCGGGAAGCATCCAGCCGATCGTGTCGGCGACATCGCGAGAGACGACCGACGAGCGATTGTTCGCCGCCGGCGTGTCGGTCATTACGCCGCGATAGTATTCCAAGGCACGCGCGCGCTGGCCCGACAGTTCGGATTCGGTGAACGAGACCGAGCTTTGGATTTCCATAGCGAGGAGGGCTTTGATCTCCTCCTCGTCCATGCGCTCGCCTTTAGCCATCCGCATCGACCTCTTTGACCCGGATGTTGAATGGAGAACCACAGACAACACCAGACGCTCGCGCCATGGCCACGCCAAGATGGACTTGCGCGATAACGGCGGCCATAATCTCGGCCTGTGTTGGCTTGCGCTGCCCGCCTTTAGCCATCAGATTTCAATTCCTCGATGATGGCCTTGAGTTCAACACTGACGGATTTCGCCGCCTCCCATGCGCGGGGCGATTTATCCAAAGCTTCGGGGCCGAATGGGTAGCCGAGCAACCGTTGCAATTCGCGGGAAAAGAGAACGCTCTGCCGCAGCCCTTCAGATGCTGCATCCGCATTCTCTGCGGCTGCTTCCAACCTGGTCAGAAGCTCCGCCATGCCGCTGGTTAGTTGCTGTTGCGCCTTGAGCAGTTGAGCTTCCAGTGCATCCAAGAGCGCATCTCTGTCAGCCATCAAACCACCCAGGAATTGTTAGGCGCCGCATAGGACTGCGTTTGAACGGGAGGCTCGTAGCAGACGCACATAAGGCCGAATGAATCGGCGCCGTGCGATGCCCAATCGTGCTCAGGGCCAAGCCCGATGTTCCGCGTCTCATCGTGCTTTTCGTGATACCAACCCAGCGCGTCGCGGCCGGGCTCGGTTGTGTCTTCGTTGAACCAGATGCTTGGGAAGAGCCTTCTCCCCGCCTCTATGCGCATCTTGGCTGCGCCAGGGCCTTGGTTTGGCACTACAGTCACATCGTAGCCGTGTTGCTCGAACGCGGCCTTGTAGTTCCAGTCGATGATGGACTCATTGTTGTCGCCATCATGCGGCAACCAGATCGCCGAATTGCCAGGCAGATACTTGTTTTCTCTCAGCCATGAGAGATGATGGCCAAGCGGCTGGCCCACGGCCTCGTAATAGTTCAGGACGCGGATTTCGCGGCCGATGAACTGAGCGGCCCAGAATGTGAATGCGTCGGCCTTCTTGCCTGTCCCACCGATGTCGGCGAACAGGCGAATGGTCATTAGCGGGTCAGCACCAACCCTGCCAATGCGCCCCTTCGCTTTCGCCTCGATTAGGTATTTGGCGTAATAGGCGCCAGAGAGGACAGTAGCGTAACCACCTTCCCATATGTGCTCGCATTGGTCTGGACGCTTATCCAGGTCCTCTTCTCGCTCCTCGTGAAGCTCTTGAGGAAACCAGGGATTGTCAGACCAGTTTGCACTTACGACCGTTGACCGCGACGGCGCTCCAGCCGGCCCACGAAAGAAATCATCAACGGCGTCTGTCTTGCGGCGGGGATTCCACGAGAACCACAGTTCCGAACCGCTCTTGCGGATTGTTGGCCGCAGCATCGTCAAGCTACGCTCGCTGAGCGTCTGGGCTTCTTCGACCCAAGCAACATCGAAGCCCTCTAGGGACTTGATGCTTTCGGCGTTGTGGTCCTGCATGCCCTCGAAGATGATCACGCCGCCGCCGGGCGTTACGATCTGTGCTCGCTGACAATCGAAGTGAGCGCCAAGGTTGCTCGCCTTGATCTTGTCCTCAATCAGGCGTTTGGCGGATTCCCCGAGATCCTTTTGGACTTCCCGAATGCAGACAGCTCGGAAGCCAGGTTCGGCGTATGCCCGCTCTACTAGCAGGCCAGCAAAGAAATGCGACTTTCCGGAGCCGCGCCCGCCATATGCTGCTTTGTACCGCTTTGGCTCCAGAAGCGGGGCAAAGACCCTAGCGGTCGGGATTTGCAGGGTCGACAATCAGCCGCTCGATGCGATGCACGATCGGGTTATCTGCATCGCCCATATGCTCGACCGTAGATAGGTCTGGCAGAGCTTTTTTGAGCAATCCGAGGCCGGCGCTTACTTGGCTGGCGCTCATCTCCCTTTTCCCTTCGACGTGTTCGATAAGGGCGTTGAGAATATTGCTGTTTTGGATTTTAACCCGGTGTTCATGCGACATCGTGAAACCGGGCTTTCGCCCACGTTCAGCCATTGGCAGTCCTTTTGAGGGGAGGTTGCCGGATTACCGGAGATGCACTGCGCTCCACATTTGTGTGGAATCGGTCCTCGGCTATGAAAGTCGAGGGGGCTGACCGTAAACGACCAGCGGAGGAGCTTTGCAGGCGGCCGAGTGTCCGGCGCTTAATCCGTAAGCTATGCTGATTGCAGCGAAGCCCGAGTGACCTGCAAACGAAAAAGGGCCGCGCGATTTCTCGGCAGCCCTTGAGACGCATAAGCGTCAACTTATCATTTCCTGCACAGTCGCTGATTTGCGACCACCTGTCAAGTGCCATCATATATCTTGTGGAGAGCGTTGAGCCCAAGCACAAGCCAAGCGCGCATTGCCCCATTGAGCGTGCGCAAATGGTCAATATCCTCGACACACACCGCATTGACCGTGTGCAGCACCTTGCGGCCCGTGTTGATGTCGCCGCAAGCAAGTAGGAGATCACGCAATTTGACCATCTTCGCCCGAGCCTTCGCGGCTCGCTTGCCGCGATCCTCGTCATCGTCGCCAGAGCTGCCCTTCACCGCGAACATGTTCTGGGCTTTGGCGCTTGGGAACGGAACGCCGGTCAGGCCGTAATAGCTCGCCATATCATCGCAAAAGCGATTGCCGGCGTCGTGCTGCACCTTGTTGATCGTGCCGTCCTTGAGCAGGCGCCCGAGCAGATAGCCCCACGCCGGATCGCCAGCTAGGACTTGTGCCGGCGTATCCTTGGTCGAGCGGATGTTGTAATGCCGGATACGACGGTCGATCGCTGGCTGCATGTTCATTTCGATGTTAGCCTCCTTGGAGCGTGAGATTTGTCCTGATGGTGTGCGGGGCGCGTCAATGCGTGGTCGCCCTCGCTTTTGTCGCCGCTTCGCCGCTTTAGTCGCTGCCTTGGTCATGGTGTCTCCGCTGCGAATGAAAAGCGAGGATAGCCATAATCATCCGGTCTCTCGTCCCACCCCTCAATCAGGAGCAGGAACGGTTGCTCATTGATCGAGGCGCGAAATTCTTTGCAGCCTTTAGCTTGTCCCTCCTCTGCGCGAGCCCGCAGCCATTCGTGCCGCGCCTCCTGAGTGTATGCTTCACCCGTCTGGGCAATATATATTGGTTCGCTCATCTCACCCTCCGCACATAACGGCCTGATGCTCTTTGCCGGTTGCGCTCGCGCGCATGAACGAGGTCGTATCCAACCAAGGCCGGCGCTCCCGTGGCTTCGCTATGGCTAGCAATCGAGTGCAGGATTGACGTGTGGTCGCGATCAAACCAGCGGGCGATTTGCTCGCTGGAAAGAACGGGCTTCCGATCCTTGATGAGGTAGATCGCTTCGTTGCGGGCTTTCACCATCTTGTGCCTGCGATTATCGCGAGCCATATCACTTGGGCATACGCCATGCTTTTGACACGTCTCGTCAACGATCTGGCGCGCCCATTCTGGCATATAGCGGCGCTTGAAAGTAAGAAGCCCCTGGTGTCGTGCTTCCCGCTCCTCCTCGACCCGTTTGGCTTCCTCTGCGCGCTCCCGAGCCTGCTTGGCCTGCTGGATGAACTCCTTGGTGTAGACACTCTTTGCTGAGCGAACTCTCTCCCTTTGATCCTGGGCGAAAGCCTTGTGAACTGGAGGGATGCGCTTTGCGTCATAGACAGGCGGATAGGCGATGAGACTCATGGTTACGCTCCTCAAAACGGAATTTCGTCGTCCAACTCTTGCTGGCGTGCGGGCGCCTCGTATCGCGGCTTGGATTCTTGCTGCCGGCGCTCTTCCTTGCGCTTGAAGGAAAGGCTCTGAAACTTCCCCTTGGCGCCGTCCTTGGTCCACGCTGAGATCCAGTATTCAACGCCGTCGATCAGCGCCGTCCCGGTGGCGTGAGGGTGCGAATCCTTCTCGCGACGATCGTTCTTGAAGAGCGTTCCGCTCATGTCCTTCTGTTCGTAAGCCATCAGGCCACCTTTGCTCGTTTGAATGTCGATGATGCGTCGGGAACTAGGGCCACCAGCTCGGGATCGAGCGTGAAAGCCGGAGATTCCTCTTTCGCCTTTGTGGCGTTGTACGCCTCGCAATACTGGCGGTAGACCTCACTCACCCGTGCCATGGCTTCCGGTGTGCGCTGCGCGAGAACCTTGTTGAACCGCGCGTTCTCGGTTTCCTGCTCTTCACGGATGCGGATGCGTTCAGCCTGCCGGATATGCGGCTCCATGGCCTTTTCGCATTGCATGCGTAGTTCGACAGGGCTGGGGAAGAAGGTGTGGCCCAAGGCCCCTCGAATGATCGCCTTGACGGCCTCGTTCAGCGCGTAGCGGCTCACGCCTTGAAGGGCGTAGTGATACATCTTCCGATCCAGTTCAGCGTCATCGGCTTGACGCGAGGGCAATCCGGCGAGCGATGCCAGTGCCTGCAAAACCTGGGCCTCCGTCGCTTTCGTCGTCGTGTCTGATTTGAGAGTTGGGAGCATCGAGATTTTCCCTTCGTAGAAGTTCTAGTCGGGCGGCCTCACCGGCATTTCGCGGTGGCCGGTCTGGTGGCTTTGCTGGCAGGGATCGCTGCGGTTCGATCTTGTCGCGGTACCAATTGCGCCACGCAGCCAGCCAATCGAGCTTGGCGCCGTTCCTGTTCGAGAGTGACCAGTTCTTCATGCGCTCGGCTTCGGAGATGGCGCGCTGACGAGGCAGGCCGGCGCTTACCGCCTCGTTGAGCCATTCATCCGGGAGCGTCCAATCAGCATGGAGACGGGATGCGCGCTTGGGCGGAGCCGAGGGCGAAGCAATGACCTTATCTTTTCTAGATATCTGAGTAGTTAGATTATTATCCTCTGCGCCCGCGAGTTGTTTGCTAACGTTGGTGTCCGTTTGCAAACGTTTGCCAACGTTTGTGCCCTGTTTGTTCTTCCAACGTCTCCACCTTTCGCGCGCCTTCTCCTTGCCCTCTTCAAGAGCCGCGCCAGCTTGCTCTTCGTAGGCTCGAACGGTATCGAGAATGACACTGCCAGGAACCCCGGCAGCGATCATCGGCTCAAGAATGGCGCTCAGCTTCATTTAACCCAAGTCCCATATCGCGTTGACGCGAATTAGTTATTGCATTTTAGAGAACTGCTAAATTCCAGGCTTTCCAAAACCTCCATTCCTCACAGGCAATCCTCGTTTTCCACAGGCTATGCACAAGTTGTGGAACATTTCTCGATCCCTCAATGCGGGCTTGGCGCCCTATCGAATGTCTAGGCGGCTTCCAGAATTACGCGGACGGCTCCGCCTTTGACCGGTGCATCCCGGCGAATGGTTGTTTCGAACCGGCTGTCATCAATGCCGAGAGCGTCCGCCACGCCGTCTCGAAACGCCTTCACTGAACTGATCAGGTTGTCGTCGTCCCTGCGGCGCTTGTCGGGCTCCTGGAACACCCACGTCACCTTAAGCTTCCCGGGGATGTCGAAGTCGCCCGGACGAATTCCGGCTTCGCGAACACACCGTCCCGCCACTTGGCGAGCATGCTTGGCGTCCCTTGCCTTCACGGCCCAATGCTTACGCGAGTTGGGCGACAGGCTTTTCGGAGGCCACGGAAGCGTTATCGCGATCATGCAGCCTCCCCGAACAATTCGGATTGGCGCGCATCCTTGCGGTCCAGCATGCGAAGGACAGTTTCACCTTTCCATGCCTTGTCCCATACGAACCAAGCATTGAGCATGGGCGGCGCGCCCTGCCCCGTGAAATCAATGCGCCAGCGCATGATGTAGACTCGCGCAGGCGGGAACGACGCCCAAAGCGCCGCACGGCCAGAGGCACCAGTCCAGTTTACCGGCAACAGAAGCGCCATGTACTCGACACCAAGCCGCTCCAGGGCATGCCGAATCCAGCCCGGATCTCTGTTGCATTCCGCAAATGGCGGGTTCGTCATGATGGCCGCCGCAAGCGGATCGGTAAATTCATAGAAGGACCGAATCGCCGCTCCGCACCCACGATCAATCAAGTCCGACCAGACGGCTCGATGTCCGAACTCCTGGATGTATCTGACCATCGCCCCATCACCGGCCGCCGGTTCCCAGATGCAGGGGAAGTCCTTAAGCCTGTTGGCTTCCGCACTTAGAAATGCAATCGTTGGCTCGGCCGGCGTCGGGTAGAAATCGTCCTCCTCACGCTCGAGATTTTCGACGCGCTCGTATGTGCCATCCAGGTTCATCTGGACGACTGGCTTCGACTTCTTTCCGGTGGCGCGGAACAGTCCGCGTGCGGATGCAGCAGCCATTAGGCGAAAAGCCTCCACACCGCATAGGCAGCTATCCCGATGACTGCCCAGCTTAGAAGGGTGATGGATATGATGATGGCGCCGGGATAGGGCCAGCGAGGCTCTTCCTCGAAGATTTCTAGGCGCTCGTAATGGCCGGTGCTTTGGTCAAGCTGGTAGATGCCGTCCAAGGCTACGACGCGAAGCGGTTTTGAGTGCGCGTTCATGGTTCATCCCTCACTTCCCTTTCCGAGCGCGTCGCAAAGCGCGCCATGCCCTCAGCCATCGGGCGATGGCTCCCAGCAGTCTCATTGGCTTCCTCGATTTCTCGCCGCTCTTGCTCCATTGCGTCGGCGGCGTTTTCAACTCGAACACACAAGGACTCGTACTTGTTGCGGAGGGCGCGATACACATCGCCATCCACGCTTGCCATGGTCTTCCAGCGCTTCCAGATCCTTTCGGCCTGGGCCGGTGAAATGCCCGCCTCCCGCGCCGCGCGGTTACGAGCTGCGGTGGGTGTGTCACCCGCCCCGCGATAATGCTTCTTGGTCCCAGCGTTCAGATATTTGAACGCCTCACCTACTGCGATACTCATGACGCTTTCGCCCCGTTTCGGGTCGGATTTGACCCGCTTCGTGTCGGACATGACTCTTTCCTTTTGCTATCCCTGTGTCCGTCAGAGGCAGCAACTAAGCCGGTTAAGCCGGCGGGTTGGGGTAGATGTACTTGGTAGACAATTGGAGAGAACGAGAGAGCATGCACGACGCTGCGGCCAGGCTTTTGCGGGTTCTGGACGAGCGTTCTAAGAAACGAAAAAACTCTGCCGGCGAGGACTTGGGCCGGCAAAAATTCACGGGTCAGCAGCGACAGTCCCCGACTGCTGAAAATTGGCCGGTAGCTGAGCGCCAAACGGGTCCGCTGCGCTTCGAAGCTACCGGCCAGTCTACGCACGCAGAGGGAGGACACTGCGGCGATCACACCGGCAAGCTTGGGGAGGAGGCCGGTGGATTGGGGATTGGCGGACGCGCGGCTATAATCGACACAGTTTCGAGGTCCAACGGTTGCGCGCGTCCTGATGCTCCAGGTTCCGCCGTTGGTTCTACAGATCGCGCTGATACACGCCCTGGAGGATAGGTTAGGCATGTCGCACCACCACCGCTGCAATGAGTGCCGAGACAACGAAGAGCGGTATAGCGACTGGCCAGAAAGCGATGAGCAGCAGCTTCGGCAATGTGAAGCCGCCGAACTCTACGGCTACGTACAGCGCTGTTGAGAGAGCGCCGGATAGATACATGTAGATGATTGCCGCGATTATCGATGTGCTCATGCTGCACCACTTGCCGGTTCATCAGCCCAGTCATCGTCAGCGAAAACCGTGCCAGTCAGGCGGAGATATTCGTGGTATCCTTGCTTCTCACGCGTCAGAGCATCCCAAGCGCCACTATCCTTAAGCGCCTTAGCGCGCTTCATGACGGCTCCTTTAGGGCGCCCGAGGTCGTGAGGCCCGATGTAGTCGCCCACAGCATCAAAGTAGGCGTGAATGAATCTGTCCTCTTTCTCGGTCCAGCGCCTGCTCATGGCTGCGCCTCATCTGAATTGGTGCCGGCAGGCGACGAGGGAGGGGTGCTGCCTGCCGGCTTCACTGCCTCTTGGGGCTTGAGGGGCAGTGAGTGGGTATCTTGGGAGAGAGCTGCGAGAATGAACGCGCGATGGCATACCTTGATATCGTCGCCGTTGCGGTCGAAGTTTTCTTCCGCGAATTCGGCCATCGCGTCGGTTGGCTCGCGCATGGCCTCGATGGCGGCGCAGGCTTGCTCAAAAGCAGTCTCGCGCAAGTGTGGCTGCATGTGCTGCCACATCATGTCGTCCTGCTCATGGCCACGAAAGAATATGGCCTTCGCAACGCGCTCGATCATGTCGCTCATATTTTCCCCCGCCAGCTATCATTTGCGCGGTGCAATCGGCTTTGAGATGCAACATGGGTAGGCGAATGCCCGAGGAAGAAACCGACCCGCCCTTGGCTGAACCAGTCATCATCGAGGACACGTTCGCCACGGGCGTCGATATCGAGCGCGTCGATGGCGAGGTCAGGCTCATTGCCTGGGTCACGCATGGCGAAGAACATCGGATCGTGAACCGACTGGTTCTTCCCGATGGTGTTGCAAGAGCCCTTATTCGGGATTTGCGGAAGGTACTTGCAACGGGTGCTAATTAACGAGGAAGTTGAACCCGATAACCGGGCGTTGCAGCCGTTAACTTGCCGTGAACTATGAGAGAAACTTAAGCTTAATTCATTGTCACAGACGCTTGATGCTGCACTGCGATTTGACCCAGCCTGATGATGAGACGGCAAATAATTGCCGATCAAGAAGGGCTTGGGATCATGGGTGTTCCGCTTGTCGAGCCGGCTATTGTGCCGGATACTTTTGTCTCCGAACTGCACGACGTGGAGGATCTCGGAGAGCGCGTCTTCCGCTTTACTTTCGTGACGAACCAAAAATCCGTCATCGACGGCAAGGACGAGAAGGTCATCTCTTTGCGCGTGGTCATTACCGCTTCCGCCGTTCTGCGCGCCTCGACATGGGCTCTGAGGGCGATCGGGTATCGCTGCTATTGCGCAGCCTTGAAGGTCGTGAAGTAGGGTCATGCCGCGTTCTCCGCGATCGACCCAAACCAGTCATTGGGCGTGACCTTGCCCTCGGAAGCCGCGCATATAGCTTCCATCGCTTCGAACGAGGGCCTGGACTTGCGGTTGCGAAGGCGCGAAATCTGGGACTGCGACATGTTGCAGAGCTTGCCGAATGCGGCGTCACTCAGTTCGCGGCCCGTTTTGTCTTTGGTGAGGAATTCGTCCAGGGTCATACGCATATTTATGTATCAGACGCATATGCGTGTCAAGCATGCGTTTGACGATTTATGCGTTTCGCGACCTAAACCCGTTTGTTGCGCTGCGGTAATGTATGCGCATGGCTATCGCTCACCCAAAGAAACAGCGTCGGAGAACCTTTCTTCGCCAGTGGCGCGAGAGGGCCGGGCTGAATCAGGAGCAGGCCGCCGACCGCATCGGGTTGACGCAAAGCCAGTTGAGCAGGATCGAGCGCGGCGACAGTCCATATAATCAGGACTTCCTTGAGCGAGCTGCTGACGCCTATAACTGCGAGCCTGCCGATTTGCTTATGCGAGATCCATCAGTCAAGGATGCGATGTGGTCGATTGTCGATCAGCTGAAGGTCGCGACACCCGAGCAGCGGGAAGATGTGCGTCGTGTGACTGATGCGCTGATACGGAAAGCCGGTTGAAGGCAATAGAGTATCAAAGACGGAGGGTGAGGTATCTCACTTCTATCCCGTCTTATTCCATATTCTACAGAGCCTAAGCCCGACACGCATTATCGACCAAGATGGATGCCGGATGCTCCCGGCGGCTCCTGAGGGTCTTGCACTCCTGGCAGATCGGGCATTTTCGCCCGGACCTCACCGCTTTCGTCGTTTATCCACCCTTGCGGGGCGTCCAGGGCCGTCCTAGCCCGCGTGTCTTGCCTCATGCCAGTTCAAATGCGGGTTAGCCCTCGAAAGCGGCATCTCCGCACGGCCCGATTTTGGGAGGATCGGGAACCCGATGGAGACGTTTTGCTTGACGGCGACACTGTTACGTTATAACAATGCTACCTGTTGGTGGCTCCAAACCTCTCCAAGGAAATTCGCCATCAACCAACGGCTCCGGCGGCTCGACACCGCGCGGGGCCTTTTTCTTTTAGGCGAAAGATTCGGCCTTCGCAACATTTTTATGTATCACGTGCATTTTTCTGTTGACTGGCTGTATGTATCGGGTGCATATTCGTCTCAGCAACAAGGGACGAACGACATGGCCCGCAAGATCATCACCCGCTTCGAACATCCGCCAATCCCGACGCGTTCCTTTGACTGGTGCGCCCACTACGAGGGCGAGGAGGAAGCTGGCGATTACGGCTGGGGTCCGACCGAGGCCGACGCCATCGAAGACTTCACCGAGAATTGCGCCGAAGACCACGACGCCAGGATCGCCAAGCGCGAGACGCGCCGGAGCTTCGCGGCTCTCCACGATGAAACCATGGCGAAGCTCAAAGCCTAACCCCATCCCCCACAACAAGCGCAGCAGATGCGCTCTGGAGACGAAACGATGAGACTGATCGAACAGCACGGGAAGATCGCCATCTGGGAAGTTGGCGGCGAGTTCTACGTCTACGGCGTTCTCAGCGATCCGATTGTCTGCCCTTCGTTGGGCATGGCGCGTGCAAGGGCGGCGCTGTGATGGCCGCCTATTACAACGAGTTCGATCCATTCGCGGCTCAATGGCTGCGCAACCTCATCGATGCAGACCTGATCGCCGCTGGCGATGTTGACGAACGGAGCATTGCCGATGTCCGACCGGACGACCTCGCCGGATATGCCCAATGCCACTTCTTCGCGGGGATCGGCGGATGGAGCCTCGCCCTTCGGCTCGCCGGATGGGATGACGCTCGACCTGTTTGGACAGGCTCTTGCCCCTGTCAGCCGTTCAGCGCGGCAGGCTCTCGCAAGGGCACCGCAGACGAGCGGCATCTATGGCCTCAGTTCGAAAGACTTATCGGAGAGTGCCGCCCTGCAATTGTGTTTGGAGAGCAGGTTACGAGCAAGGACGGACGTCAATGGCTCGCCGGAGTACGCTCTGACCTGGAAGCATTGGGCTATGCAGTCGGGGCATCCGATCTGTGCGCTGCGGGCGTCGCCTCGCCGCACATCAGGCAAAGGCTTTATTGGGTGGCCGACACCTATGGCCGGGACGCCGGCGCAGAAGGGCTACAACGAAGCCGGGAACATGGACAGCGGCCGGAAGACCACGAAGATACTCAAGGGCTGGGCGTCGCCACGAGCGAACCGCTACGCGGGCGCGGACAGCCATGGGAACCGTCAATTACCATTGAATGCGACGACGGCTACCGCCGTGTTGGACCCTCGACATTGGCAATGGCTCATGGGGTTCCCAATCGCATGGGAAGACTGCGCGGCTATGGCAACGCAATCGTTCCGCAAGTCGCGGCGGAGTTCATCGCCGCCTACTGCGAAGTGAGAGCAGCCGCCTAGCCCCTTCCCAACCGCAAGCCCGATACCGCGATAGATGGAGCACAACGTGAACGCCGAACTGATCAAGCAACTCCGCGAGGAGGCCGAAAGGCTCAGCGCCCGCAGCCTTGATCGCGGCATTCAGGAAGCCGGAATAGCGGCAAACCTTGCTGAGCGAGCGGCCGATACCATCGAGGAAATACTGAAGGCGCTCAAAGAGGCCGCTGAATTCATCCAGCCATTCAACCGCGCCCAAGAACTCCTCGGTCGGGTTGAGAGCGCCATTTCCAAAGCCACAGCATAGCCGCCAACCGCACAGGGTGGGGAGAGAGTAGAGACATGACCGACACCATCACCAAGGCAGAAGTTGTCAGCATCATCGAGGCAATCCGCGAGCGCGCTCCGGCTGCCATGTGGTCGGATAGCGGAGGCACGCGAGACGGCTGGGACATGGCCTGCGCAGAGATTGAGAAAGCCGTGATCGGCGCCTCCACCCAGACTTGGGAGTACCTGTCGGTAAGTGGTCAGTGGAACTCCTGCCGCAGCATGGCGGACGCAATGATGTGGGCCGAGGACGGCCGCCAAATCCGCATTTCCAAGGCTCAGCGCTAAGCCAGAGTAGAAAGACATGGAACCGAACATCTATCGCCCATCAATCCACCGCAAGAAGGACGGGCTTCTGCTCGTCACGTGTACAGGTCAGGGCCGGTTCTTGACTTGGTTCGAGAGCATTCAGTTTTGGCTCGGACTGACTGACGCCGAGAAACTGGAACGGAAATTCTGTCGCCGCGCCGATCCCGATACCTACGATGCTCGGTTGCGTTGACCTCTCCCCAACCGCAAGCCCGATACCGCGATAGATGGAGAAGACCGTGACCGAAGCAGCAAAACATACGCCGGGGCCGTGGCAAATCACCCGCGCCAAGGGTCTGCCTCATGCCATCGTCGCCCCTCACCCTGAGATCGGAACCATCCCGGTGGCGACAGTAGTGATCGCCAATGACCATGAGGCGAATGCGAACTTGCTCGCCGCCGCGCCAGACCTTCTGGAAATGCTCAAGGTCGCGCAGCTCTGGCTTGACGTTGACGGCCGTTTCGACATGCGCGGCATCAACGCAGCCATCGCCAAAGCAACCGGCGCCTAAACCCACCCATCAACACCACTCGCAGTCCCGCACAGTCGGGGAGAGAGACAGATGCGATACGAAAACAAAAGCGAGCCACGGGTTGCAAAGCAGGAGCCGACGCTTCCTGAGCAGACCGGATACTACTGGGCCAAGTGGTTCATCCCCGAGGACGGCACCGAAGACGAGGACAAGTTCGTCCGCACCAATCTTTGGGAAGTTGTCAGCGTCATCAATGCCTACGGCGAGACAGAAGCAGACTTCCGCGTCGAGGTCCACGGAGTAGCGAGAACTCAGTCAGTCGAGAACTTCAAGTGGGCGCAGCCATGCACGCCCATCCCGGAACCAGCAGCCTAGTCCCGCACAGTCGGCGGCTTCACCAGAGAGAACACACGATGAGCAAGAACCTCCTTACGATCGAAGCATTCGCGGAATGGGCTGAGAAGCAGCCGGCGGACAAGGAATACGACTATCTGTCGAACCATTGCGCCTGCGGTCAATACGCCGAGGCCATAGGTGTTCAGGGAGATTTCCTGTCCATTCTCGGGGCATCCAAGGAAAATAGCTTCTGGGACATCGTAGACACTGTCGCATGCAGGGGCACTCGCACCTTCGGCGCCCTCGCCAAGCGTCTCCGCTCCCTCTCCGCCTAGTTCAAACCCAGCATCGATAAGGAGCAGGACCGTGAGCATTGAGGACGACCGCCGCTTCATGGGGACGCCGGAAGCAGCAAAGGCTGACCTAATCGAAAAGGCGCGGGTTTGGCGCGAATACCGCCAACCGCTCATTGCCACAGCCAAGGAGCACAGACGCCGCGAGGTTCTTGAACGTGAAGCGAAATTCCAACTAGCTAACGCAGCACTTCTCTGGCTTTGGCACGAAGAGAATCCAGCCGCCTAGCACCAACTCCTCGGAAGTAGAAGGACATGTAGGGATGGACGCGAAAACACTTGAAGCACTGAAAGCTTCCATCGCGAAGTGGGAGCGGAATGCTGAGGCGAAGACGCCGGACGAGTTCAAACTTGGCTGGTCCGAATGCCCACTCTGCGATTTGTTCCTAGATCCCGGCCGGTGCGGCGGCTGTCCGGTGTTCAATCGGATCGGTGAACGTTTTTGTCGCGGCACTCCATACATAAATGCAAGTTGGACCAGCTCATGGTGGACCTCTAGCGATCAATCGTCATTCCGCGACCGCGCCCACGCCGCAGCCCGCGATGAAGTCGCCTTTCTCAAGAGCCTTCTCCCGGAGGCCACCCCATGACTCTCTACCGCCCCATAAGCGCCCACACGAAGCCTATCCGTGAATTGCACCGGAGCCTTTCTGGCAGGAACACGGAAACCACCAAGGTCTTCGTCTGCTCAACGCTCGTTGCCAACGGACATGCTCGCTACACGGTGCTTATCGATGGCCAGTACTACGTCATCAACAAGTACATGCTGGCCGATCTTCGCGCCGGCTATTCACCCGAAGAACTTGGCCTTGAGCCGGAAGAAACCGGAGAAGATGTCGATGTCTGATCATATGACGAAGGACTACCGAGCCGCCGAGGCGCTTGCCGACACAGCCAATGACGAAATCTTTGGCGCGGGTTTTGTCGAGTACCAGGCCCGCTCGGCCTTCCGCGATTTATACCGCCTGTATGGTTTCGAAAGCGCCCGCGCGATCATGGCCGAAATTATCCTGAGTGAAGCAAGCCGCAAGAGGATCACCATCGATGGCTAAGGCACCCGATCCCAGGATCATCGAAATCCTGAAGAAATACGAGGAAGACCCGCGCGAAGCTATGTGGGATTGCCACGGAACGTGGGTCGTCTACCACAAAGCAGTCGAGCGCATCGCGGCGAAGGCAAGCATCACCTTTGACATGCCTGAGGTGATCGAAGCCCGTAGTGCCGAGAAGATCGTGGCAATCGCAGTTCGCGGCTTTATGGGCGACCGTTCCGAGTGGTCCTTTGGTGAGGCGGCACCAAACAATAATAAGAACGCATATCCGTATGCAATGGCGGAGAAAAGAGCCAAGGACCGCGTTGTCCTGAAGCTCGTCGGTCTGACTGGCCTCGCTTACTCCGAAGAGGAAAGCGACGACTTCCGGCCCGCTGGCCGCGTAGCAGAATCTGAAAACCCGGCGCCGCCGCAAGATCACCTCAAGGCGAACGGGAAGCCGGCGAAAGGCTGGCGCGCAGACGGCACCCGCACGTCGTACTGGCTCAAGACCAATGGCACGTGGGAAACGCTCAAGGCCATGCTCGATGACGACATGCTGGACTGCCACACGCTTCGCGCGCTGGAAACCCTCAAGGAAGACTACCGCGCAATGGCGCGAGAGTTGAGGCTGAACAAGCAGTTTCTAGAGGGGCTGAACCACGAATTTCTCGCGCACGAAAAGGCCATCATGGAGAAGATGGACGCCGACGAACTGGCGGAAGTCCCGCTTCGCGACGCGCTCACCAAATCGCTTGCGCAGCATCCGATCAACGCAGGGTGAACCAGAGAAGCCGGGGCCGCAAATGGCTCCGGCGGAAAGGGCCAAGGGACCATGGCAAAACGACCTGACAAACCGGTTTACAGCTTCATCCGTCGCGGCAAAGTCCAGCGCGGGCACCGTATGCCTGTGCCGCTGGATCGGCAATTGGACGAGCGCACCATGCCCGTCCCGTTCTGCGGGTGCCTTATCTGGCTGGGCGGAACTACCGAACGCGGCTACGGCAAGATGACGTTTGAGTACAAGACGCTTCTCGCCCATCGTGTTTCCTGGGAATTGCGTCATGGCCCGATCCCGCACGGCCTTCTGATCTGCCACCGCTGCGACACGCCAGCCTGCGTCAACCCCGATCATCTGTTTTTGGGGACGCCTCAAGACAACATGGACGACATGGCCGCCAAGGGGCGCAGCAAGCCGCCGCGTACATTCTCCGAAGATGAAGTTCGCCTCATCCGCTCGACGGCGCGTCAGACGATGGCTCTCGCAGAGCGCTTCGGTGTTTCACGCACAACGATCAAGCAGATTCGATCGGGGAGGACTTACACCCATGTCTCGTAAGCGCAAAGACAGCCCGGTTTACTCGTTCATCCGTCGCGGGAATATTTTGGCGCCAGAGATGGACTACGATCTGCGCGCGCTCGACGGCGTGGCGAACGGCCAGCGCGTCCGCATCGACATCAAGGAATGGCGCAATCTCGACAGGCTCAAAGCCTATTGGTCTATGCTGCACGATGTCGTCGCATCGACTGGCGCCAACGGCTTGACGGCTGAACGGCTGCACGAAGTCGCCAAGCTCCAGAACGGGTGCGTTGACGTGGTGTTGCTCCCGAACGGGACGCCGATCGCCATCCCTTCGTCTATCGCGCTGGATCGCATGACGGAACCGGAGTTCATCGCCTTTTTCCAGAAGGTCGAGGAGTGGCTAGCAAAGACATATGGCTTTGTTCCCGAGCAGCGGAGAGCAGCATGATCCGCGAAAGAACAGTCCAGGTTGCCGCTCATGTGCGCCGGTCGCCTTCGCGGTCGCCCGCATTCACCGCGCTCCACAATAGGCTAGTGGAAGAAGTCGAGTTCCTTGAATCACTCCGTCTCCAAGACGAACTGGCAGAGGCCATAGAGCAAGAGTTGGAGAGGCTTTAAATGATCCCCCAGGTTTCTATCCCCGAAGGGTCTTCTGGCATCTGGCGCATTGAGCATTTCGAGGTGCCGCAAAAGTCCATCGAATCCATGCGGCTGGCCTTATCTGGTCGAGGCATCCGACCCGGCTGGTATACTCGCCTAGTGCGTGGTCACTCAACCATCATGAGCGATACGCCAGCGGAAATGCGCGACCACTACGAGTTTGTGAAATACGCGCGCGGCCATTGCATCATCAACGGCCTTGGCATTGGTATGTGCCTTGGCGCCGCCCTCAAAAAGCCGGAGGTGACGCGCGTCACAGTAGTCGAAAAGAGCGAAGATGTCATTCGCCTGGTGGCGCCCTCATATGAGGATGAAAGGGTCGAGATCGTTCACGCTGACGCGTTCGAATACAAGCCGCCGAAGGGCATTCGGTATGGCGCTGTCTGGCACGACATCTGGGACAACATCTGCGCCGACAACCTCCCTGAAATGCACCGCCTGCACCGCAAGTATGGCCGCATTTCTGATTGGCAAGGATCGTGGGCGCGTTGGCAATGTGAGCGGGGGCGCCGCTGATGGGCTACGCCATTAAACGCCCCGACACCGCCTTCTCGCTCTCACCCTCAAAAGGCAAGCGCCGACCCCGCCAGGAAGATGACGCGCATCTGAAATGGATACGCACCCTTCCCTGCGTCATCACCGGACAGAGGCCCGTAGAAGCAGCGCATATCCGCTATTCAGATCCAGCCTATGGCAAGCGAGAAGTTGGCGGCGCCGAAAAGCCGGATGACCGTTGGACGGTTCCTTTGCTTGCGAGCCTCCACCGCGATCAACATAACCAGTCGGAACGTGCATTCTGGGAAAAGCACGGCATCGACCCATGCAAGGTCGCGCTCGCTCTCTATGCCGTCTCTGGCGATGACGAGCAAGCCGAGATCATCATCCGCAACACCCGTAGGAGCTCCTAGCTATGAGCAACCCATGCCTAACGTGCCGCTTTGCTGAATGGAAGCGCACCCCGGCAGGCCGGCTGCATCCGTCTGGTGACGGTAGATGCACCTGGAAGATGCCAGAGATCATCCTGCCGAAATCTCGCTACTTCATAGGCGGCTCGGATATGAAACGAGTGCCTCAACCATATGGCGGACGCATAGAGCGCAGTGATGAAGCGGAATGCCCGGCCTATGCGGTGTCGCCATGACCACTCTCCCCGATCTGGAGCCGTCGCTTTCAGCGCAGCCTGATTTCGACGAATGGTGGTCGAAGCACTATAGCGCTGCAAATTTGGCATATGGCGCTGCCCGAGATGCATGGAACGCCGCTCTTGCCGCCCGTTCCGTACCGAAAGCGGGGAAGGCGGCGGTGGACGCACTGGCGAATGCTCGCGATGCAATGAGCCGCGCCGCAGACATTCTTGACGGACACCTGTTGCCGCATGAGGCTGGATTGCTCCGCCACGCGGCTGATCAATGTCGCTCCGCCCTCACCACCTCCGAAGCAGAAGCCACCTCCCTGCGCAGGAAGCTGGAGGAGCATAGAGAGACGCTGGCAGAAGCCCGCGAGCACATAAACCGCTATGCCGACACGGCAGCGGAGCATGACCTTGTGGCACGTATCGACGCTCTCGCCGCACCCCTACCCGAGGATGCCCGGGAGGACAAGCCATGAGCATCGAGAAGATGCGCCTGTGTTCAAAAGCTGGTTGCGGCGCGCAGCGTAGAGTGGGCTTCCCCTGCAAAGATTGGGATTGCCCGCAGTCATATGTCATCGCCGCAGAATACCGCGCCCTTCTGGACGAACTCTCCCGGCTGAGGGAAGCGCTGGAACCGTTCGCGCGGGCAGACAGAGCTATCGGTGACGAGCCGGGGCCGTTCCGATTCGAGACTGGTCGCGGACATCGCCTTGTCGAACGTGAGCATTTTCGTGCAGCCGCCCGCGCCCTCTCCGAGAGGGAGGGGCAGGAATGAGCAGCGAAGCCGGGCAGCTTATCCACAGCGTCTACACCCCGGCATCGCTTGCGGAGCGCTGGGAGTGTTCGGAGCGCCACGTGCGCAATATGATAGCGTCCGGCGAGCTTCCGGCGTTCCGGCTGGCCGGCAAGCTGTTGCGCATACGAGGGGCCGACGTGGAGAGATTCGAATGCCAGACTGGAGCATCACCCGACTTCGGGGCGAACTCTGCCTCACATGGTACGAGGGAGACATCCGCCGACGTTATCGACTTGGAACCGATGACCCGAAGGAGGCGGCCCGCCGCGCCCCGTCTCGATACGCGGAGCTGACGCGGCCGAAGGGCTCGACGGTCGGGGATCTGTGGAAAAGCTATTGCCTGGACAAGGCTGGGCGCGCGGTGGTCACGACGATGGGCTTCACATGGAAGGCGCTTGAGCCGCATTTTGGCAGCAAGGAAGCTGAGACAGTCACCATTGCTGATTGCCGCTCTTACACAGCTCAGAGGCGCAAGGAAGGCCGCAAGGACGGCTCGATACACACTGAGCTTGGGCATCTTCGTTCTGTGCTTGTGTGGGCCGAGAAAACGCGGCTGATCAAGCATGCACCTCATATCGAGCGCCCTGCGAAGCCTGACCCGAAGGAAGGCTATCTGACCCGGCCGGAAGTCGCCAAGCTGATGGAAGCGGCCAACACGCCGCATGTGAAGCTCGCCATCCAGTTGATGATTGCGACCGGTGCTCGTAGCGCGGCGGCATTGCAGCTGACATGGGATCGCGTGGACTTCGGCCGACGCATGATCCAGCTTCGCAACCCATTCGACAAGGAACGCCGCAAGGGCCGCGCCACGGTCCCGATCAACGATAGCCTGTTTGCAGCCCTGACTGAGGCGCACAAGGGCTCGCTGACGCCCTATGTGATCGAATGGGCCGGCGGCTCCGTGCAGTCGATCAAGAAGGGCATCAAGACGGCCGGCGGAAAGATCGATCGACCGGACGCCTCGCCCCACATGCTGCGCCACTCGGCGGCGGTTTGGCTGGCGGAAGATGGGCATTCCATGGAGGAGATTGCGCAATTCCTGGGTCACTCAAATACGGCCATGACCTACCGAGTCTATGCCCGCTACAGCCCGAATTATCTGCGCCGATTGACCGCTTCTTTGGAGGTCTGAGGTCCAATGAACTTGCGGAGAACTTCGTAAAATGATATGTAAGTACTTGAAAACATTGGTGGGCGATGACGGGCTCGAACCGCCGACATCTTCGGTGTAAACAATGGGCTCCACATCGCACCCAGCAGAATACCGGGAAAAGAGCACTTCGCACCCCGCTGTTTCCGGCTTGGTGTTCCGCCTGCGTTCCGTTTCCCCGGTTCAGCGTGCCAAAGAGCACTTCATAAATCGCAAGCGGACGCAGCCAGCAGGAGCAGCCCAATGCGCCCAAGACCTGACGCCCGTCTCGTGATCGCCCTGCTCCCCATCGCCCTTATAGTAGGATGCGCAGTGGCAGCAGGGCATTATTGGCTGGGCTGGTTCCCGGATATGAAGTGGTAGGAGATGATGATGCCTGAGCGAGTGCAGCTTTCAAGGAAGAAGGGATGGCGGATGCCAGAGAACACCGTCAAGGTCGATCGCTCGACAATCTGGGGCAACGACTGCACGATTGAGGACTACGGCAGCGCCGAAAAGGCGGTGTTCATGTTCGAGCACGAACTGGACAAGTTCATGTGCTTCCATCCCGAGAAGTACGACACCTACATTCGCCCGCTGATCGGTAAGAACCTCGCCTGTTGGTGCAAGTCTGGTGCGCCGTGCCATGCTGACGTGCTGCTCCGAGAAGCGGAGATATACGGCAAGTGGCTGGCGGAGAAGGCGGCGTGAGCTATCCGCCCTTGGAGCGCTGACCTATATTCTGAAGCATGAGCGAGGAGATGATGGATGAACGTATTTCTAATGCCGGCTTACGAGGTCGTTAAGCTTAGAGACGTAGCCGCTCCTGG